CAGGATTTCGGACCATCTGCCAGGTTCCTTCAACGTGGCAAGGGTGGGATTGACAAAATTCAATCCCCTCGAACGTCGAGTTCATCTTCTCGACCTCGAGAGTCAGGCCAAACTGCTGGTACCACGCAGCAATTTGTCCGACAACCACAGGTTCATCAGCCTCGTCAAATATGATCGTCATGTCATCACCAGCATCAACAATGGTTAGGTCCAAACCATGCTGCTGCTTGAACAACCAAACAATGGCTGTCACAACGACCACACCCGCAAGACTAGTGAAGGGCATACCTGATGACAATGTGCCTTCGATCTCGTAACTGAACAAAGCGTCATCGGTTCTCCCACGGACTTTCGAATTGAGCGTCCACCTCAGGTACTCTCCAAGTTGTTCATTGTTGGTTGAGCAAGAAGCGACGAATTCAAGGAAATAGGACATGATCTCCTTGGCAAACGACTGATCCATCTTGCTTACATCCACATCAATTGACCTAGGATTCTTATACCTATCCCAAGCCAACCTGAACATCTTGGCAACCTGCTTGTAGTTGCGCCCTTTCGAGACAACATCACATCCCCAGAGCTTATCTACAGCCCTGTACACCTCATGTTCCAAGGGTGCCACGTGTCTCCCGACTTCCACCAGATACCTCGTGTCTGGGGGGAGAATACATCGGGGGATACGCCCAGGCTTGTCGGAACGCACATCCTTCTCAAACTTGAGGAAAAGTTTGATCTCAGCATCTTTACGGGCAAGAGCGTGAGCACGCAATGACGCCGCCGCCTTCTCATACTCATGTCGCTTGCGGCCACCGTACCTAGCCGGAAATTCTTCCAGCGTCACGGGAGCGGTCGTGGCAACATTTTCTTTGATGCGGTCGAAGTACGTCTTGAGTGGGACGGCGTAGCCTGGTGCAGGAATGGTCTCCACAAGAGGTTTCCTGCTGCCATTAACCTCTTTGCTCAGCACGCGTCCAAAAATGGCCAAACGCATGTTGTGGTAGTTGGTCGTAAAACACCCGATACTTTTCCTGGGAGCAATACCAGAAAAGCTGGTCATGTATCGAATGCGAGGAGAGCGGCCCGTGAGGATTTCCCGATAGCGATGCACTTTCACAATCTTTTTCACTTGTTGGTCAGTGAGATTGACAACTCCTTCAGAGTTGGTGCTCGGGATTTCCACACGGCCCCCCTAGTGCCGGACAAACCCGACGCGCCTGCTGGTACCAAGCAGACGGTCGAGCCAATGGTCGTATGTGGATGACTTAAATTTGTCCACGTCATCCTCACGCGACCTGCACTGCAGCAAGCGAACGCGAAGCTGCTCCTCTACGGACGGCGAGAACATGAGCGCAATGATCTGCGGCATGTACTCGACTTGGTCCTTCAGCCTGAGGTT